CCCAGCATCCCCAGCAGGTGCCGAGCCTCGTGGTCGTGGAGCGCCATGACTGCCGCGATGGCGTCCTCTTCATCCCGCAGAATCTCCCGCAGCGACTGCACGGCGTCGGCCAAGTCTTGCTGCAGCCCCTCGCGGGCCTCGCTTTCGATCTGCAGCTTCGCCAGTTCTCGGCGCAGGCTCTCGACCTGGGCAATCTCGCCCGTGTAGTCGGTCAGCTTGCGCGCGATGCGCTGGGCCTGCGGCTGCGGTGCGGCGTCCAGTACGTCGCGGATGTCCTGCAGTTCCTGTGACGCCTCGGCACGGAACCGCGCCAGACTCGCCTCCAGAATCTCCCGCTCGCGGCCCCAGCCCTCTCCGCTCCTGCGTCTGCCCTGCGCCGCGTTACCCGGCCCGCCGCCCGATGGCGTGACAGGCGCAGGCCCGCCGCGCGACTGCAGCAGGGTCAGCAGCATCTCAGGTCAGCGTCAGCAGGCGGTTCAGGGTCACCTGGGTGTCGCCGGCTTCAGCGTCGATGCGGGCGATCTGCTCCGAATCGCCCAGCGCCACAGCGGAGGAGCGCAACTGGCTCAGGTAGACCAGCCGCGCGCGGCACATTGCGATCAGGTCATCGAGTGTCATCAGATCACCATTTGGCGAAGCATCACAGTGGAGGTGTTGAGAACCATGTAGACGTAGGTGATTTCGGTCGCCCCGTCCTTGTAGGTCACGTCAAACGAGGTATCACCCAGCAGGGCCGCGCCCTGCGTGTAGGTCATGGTGTTCCAGGGCTCCAGCGCGTTCAGGGCCACGTCGTACCGGAACCAGCGCCCGGTGGCGTCCTTCTGGATGTAGATGCTGTCTTCGTTGTATGTGTATTTCGTGCCCGTGGTGAACGTCTCCGCTCCGGGCGCGTATGGGACGACCTCCCAGGTGTTGCCAGCGATGTCGTAGCGGTCCAGCGCCGCGACCGCGCCGCCCCGGAACGAGTAGATGTAGCGCCCGTTGCGAATGCTGTTCTCGACGTTCCAATCGGCCTCGGACACGCTGTGCACCCAGGAGCCGCCAAGGGCCAAGCCCGGGGCGGCGGCACGCGCGGCCACTGGTGTGAGCGTCGACCAGCTGTTGCCGGAGATCGAGTACCGGTACAGCGTGACGGCGTTGTTCCCCATCAGGTAGATGAAGTCGTCGTTGCCCTCGATGCTGTACTGCGAAGTGGCGTCCGGCGTCGTGGTCCAGGGTACGCTGACCGTCAGCGCGGTGCCGGTGTTGGAGGCCACCGTCCTGATCTGGCCCGCCCCCGTGCCGGCCGTGATGCGGACCTGCGAGTTCACCCACTGGTTCGTCGCCCAGGCCTTGGCGCTGTTCGCCAGGGTGGTCGAGGTGGCCGAGGTGGCGGTGCCGGTGGCGAACGACTTGAACCCCGTGTCGATCCAGGCCGGCGTGCTCACCATCCGGCCGTCGGTGCCCCAGGCAGCAGGAAGGCCCGTCTGTGAAAGCGTTGTCCAAGTGTTCGTGGCGAAGTCGTATTTGCGGAACGAGCCCGCCGCCAGCGTGCCCGCGCCCAAGACGTAGAACACGGGCGCTTTCAGCCGGTACTGGCTGGTGTTGTCGAAGGCCACCGCCTCGGCGCCGGTGAAGGTGATGACCGCGTTCGCCCCGATGGTGTTGCTGGCAATCGTCTTGACCTTGCCGGCGTTGGTGCCACCCACGAAAAAGACCGAGTAGCCGCGCAGATCGCGGGCCAGGGTCTGGTTTGTAGTGATGCTGGTCGTGGTGCCGGCCGTGGCCGTGAGGCTCGATGTGGCTGTGGCCGTGCCGATGGAGAAAGAGCCCGCCACGCCGCACGCGCCCGCGCCGAAAGTTCCGGCGAGCGCGGGCGACGGCAAGAGAATCCATCCGTCTTCGCGCGGGTTATAGAGCTGTGCTCCCGTGTTGCTGGAAATGAGCAACTGCTGCTGGCGGTAGTGGCGGCTCGACACGATGAAATGCGCCGCAGCCGTCGCCTGCGGGGCCGGCGTGCAGAACTCCCACCGCTTGAGGTCGAGGATTTTCCTGTTTCCGTTCGTCGTTGGCATGGGGTTAGCTCACGGTGATGTTGCGGCGCATCGAATCCGCACCGAGTCGCATAAGCGACGGAATCTGCTCGGTCGCGGCAAAGCCACCGATCTGCGTCTGGTTGGTCAGCGTGGCGACAGTCGTGACGGTGCTCACCGTGGTGATCGTCGCCAGCGTGAGGCCGCCCGAGATCGCGTCGATCGCCACGCGCATGCGCGCGGCGGTGTCGGGCTGCATCTGGCCCATCGTGCGCGTGAGGGCCTGGACCGCGATGCGCATGGCCTCGAGCGCCTCCACGGCCTCGCCGTACACCGAGACCGGCACCGGGGCATCAGGGCTAACACCCGACAACGCCACCGGCAGCGGGTTCGTGGCCGACACATCGACGGCGATACCATCTTCACCGATGCCGAGTTTCACGCGCTGGTGCAGAACCCCTTCAATCTCGTCGGCCGCGACTGTCGCGCCTGAACCTGGGGTGTAGCCTACGTTGTCGGCCATCGCTTACTCCGTCTCGATGCGGGAGATGCGTCCGCGCTCGCGTACCACTCGCTTAGGGCGGCTGATCGCCTCGATGGCCTTGTCGGTGTTGCGGCTGCTCGTTGCAGCGAATTGTCCCACGGCATCGCTCATGCGGCCCACGGCATCACCGATCACGGAAACGCTCTGTCCGAGGCCCGCAACAGCCTGCTGCATGGCCTGAGACGCCTGCACCATGCTGTCATTGGCCTGGCGCTCGGCTCGGAGCTGCTCGATCTGGCCATCGGTCGCCTCGACGCGGTTGCGGCGCAGTTGGTTCTCAAGCTGCATCGCCTCGATTTCGAGCGCCGTCCTCTCGTCGATCTGAGGCGTGGCCTGCTGCACACCGGACTGAACCGTGCCAGCGACGGCCTGCTGCGTTCCGCCTGCCTCGCCCACCTTGGCCAGCGTCTCGACGGTCTTGGCCTGCGTGAGTTCGGAGTCTGCGATGGTCTTGACCACGCCTGCACGGGCCTGCGCGGCCTTGGCGAGCGCTTCCTCGGCGGCGGCCTGTAGGAACACCGCATTCGGGTCGGGCTGCGAGCCAGCCTGGGCCATCTGCGTGGCCTCCTCCTCGGTCGGCTTTACGACGCCCATCTGCACCAGCTGCTTGCGGAAGAACTCGCTGATTTCGCTCAGGCCCTCGCCTTCCATGTTCATCAGCGCCGCAGCCTGCAGCACGCGCTGTGCCTCGGGGTCTTGCGTCACGCCCATCATCTGCGTGAGGGCGCGCACCGTCGCGGCACGCTTGCTGCTGCTGCTCGGGCCGACCTCGACGGCCACATCGAACTCGGCCTCTGAGAGATCGTTCTCGTGCTCGAGCTCGCCCTCGTCGTTCACCATCGGGCGCATGAGTTCGATGCTCGACATCTGGCCCTGCGAGCCGATGCCCTTCATCTTCCGGCCAGGTTCTGCGTACACCTCGCGGGCCATGCCGAGCCATACCTCGCCAGCGCGGCGCACGGCCTTGGCGTAGTTCGACATGTAGATGAACGTCTGCATATCCAGCCTTTGCTGGACCATCTCGACGGCCTTGCCGCTGACGTTGGCGACGACCTTGTCGCCTTGCTCCTGATTGCCGAGCACGTCCTTGATGTCCTGCTCGGTGATCTGCAGGAGCGCCGCCATCGCGGGCGGGATCTGGGGGGACTTCGTGTAGGCCAGCGGGCCTGCCGCCTGTGCGCTGCCGTCAGGCCCCGTGATCGGGTTGATGAGCAGGTACGGGTAATTTCGCAGGTTGTCGTCCTGCCACATCACCTGATGGCCGGCGACCTGCTCGGGGGTCAGGATGGGCTTCTCGACGCTCGAGAGTGCGGCGATCTCGGCCAGCTTCGACCGCTGCATGTTCGCCAGGCGCTGGGCGTCCTTGGCGAGTCGCACATGCCCAGCGCACCGCTCCACGTTGTCCACGAACCAGCGGCGGCCGTAGACCGGAACGACAGGGATGTGCTTGCCGGCGATAAATCCTGAGTCCTCGAGCACCTTCGCGCCGCTCAGGACATACTTTCGCACCCGCTGACGTTTGATGCGCTTCTGACGCACCTCGACGCTTCCGACTGCCTCCAGCTGGGCCAGCATCTCCTCGTCCAGTTCGCTGTCCCTGTACCGCTCCTCCTCGCCGTCCAGGCTGCGGAATATGCGCACGGTTTCGGACACCATCTCGACGCGGAAATACTCGGCCACGTACACGACATCAGGCGTCAGCCAGTCGAACTCGTACTGATGGACCTCCTTCGGCCACGATGCCGGGTCGTCGCCGTACTCGGCCCGATACGCCTCGCGGGTCATGCTGGTCAGCACGAAGCACCGCTTCGCGTCGGCCTTGTCCTGGCGCTTGGCTTGGAGGTCGAAGAACACGCTGCTGTCCGCGTCGAAGATCGGCTCGATGCGGATGCGCTGGCGCTCGTCCTCGTCGTCCTCCTCGTTCTCGTAAGCCGTTCGCAGTCGGAACGCACCGAAACCGCCGCCGACAGCCTCCTCAAACGCATTGTCGTAGGCCTCCTCGGCCCCGCTGTCCTGCTCGTCGGCCCGGTACAGGTCGTCGCATGTCTCGGCAAGCGAGTCGTACTCCTTGCCTTCCTTGCTGACGAAATCGACCGTGACGCGATTGGCGCGGTACTCGGAGAAGATCCGCTGCACCGCAAGGGCGATCTTGTTGACCTCCATCTTCGGCTTGTTCTCGAACTGCGCCCCGAGCGGGCCTTCCCACTGCGCCCCGGCGATGGAGTAGAACCGGCGATCCTGCAGGCACTGCAGCCGCTCGTCACGCAGCGCGCTCTGGATGGCGTCGAACTCTGCCATCGCCTCCTGATGGATGCGTGACAGCCTCTGCTCGTTCGATTCTCTGGCCATCTCGGGGTCTCCGGGTATTGCGCGGCTGGCGGGATTATGCTACGCGAGGCGTTCGGTGTCTATCGCCAGCGGTGTGCGGTGGGCAGGACGAGTCCGGGATCATGCGCAGGTCGGTTCGCCTTGGCCGCGCGGCGCACGCCTTCGCAGGCGTATCGCAGGGCGTCGATCACGTGGTTTTTCTTGTCCTGCAGCACCGGCAGCACCTCGCCCGTGAGCGGATCGGTCTTGAAGCTGTAGTGCGTCAGCTCGTCAATCGTATGCAGGCACCTGGGATGCACCACGATGTCGTAGGACTTCAGCCACTCGACGCCCTCCTCTACGGACTTCGGCCCCTTCACGGCGGGCATGATCTTCGGAAACCCGTGCCGGCGCATGTGGCTGATCGTCTCGGGCCTGGATGAGTCGCCCACCATCGGCCACTTCTCAGCCTCGGGCACGGTCATGAACAAGTCAGGCGTGCTCGTGATCTCGCAGCCGACCATGTACGCCTCGTAGTCGATGTACAGCGTGCGGCCGAAAATGTGGCAGCGCACAAGAACCGTCGGGTCGGTGGCGAATCCCCAGTCTGCGCCCAGCCGGTGGATCGCATCGCGCGGGGCTTCGAACTCCTCAACGCGCCAGTTCTTGAACACCCGCGCGCTGCTGTTCTGCACGTAGCCGCCGCGCCAGACATGGGCGTACTTGTCCGGGTCTCGGCCCAGGTCGTACTCCATCTCGGCCCGCAGAACGTCCGGGAACCAGGGATTCTGGTCGAAGTTCACCTGCAGCACCACGGCATCCGGTGGCGGCTTCGGGCCGCGCAGAAGGTGATCCACTGGATCACTCGACAGGTTCGGGTTCCACGTAAACCACAGCTCAGAGCCAGGCTTGCGAATTGTCGGCCGCAGCAGGTCAAGGCTGCGCTGGCTCAGGCTCTGCGCCTCCTCCACCCAGGCGCGGTCATAGCCCTCGAGCGACTTGATCGAGTCGGCTGTGTGGTTCTGCATGCCCTGGAATATCAGCAGGCCATCGCCTCGCACGGACTTGATGACGGCCTCTTGAACCTCGAAGTACGCGCCCGCGTTCAAAGATTCGATCTTGAGCTCGAGCAGGCGCTTCACCGACTGGGCCAGCGACCTCTGCACCTCGCGCACGCAAACCGAGCGGCTGCTCGGGTCCATCAGGTGCGCCTCGATCATCATCTCCGCAAACGTGTGGGACTTGCCAGAACCCCGCCCGCCGTGCGCGCCCTTGTACCGGGACGGCTTCAGCAGCGGCTCGGCCCAGCTAGGGGTCTGGATTCTCAGTTCCATCGGGTGTTACTTGACGATTTCCCGCACGATTTTCGTGATGGATTCTCCGACCTGATGCGTGGTTTCGATTTTCTCGCCGTATTTCTTAGGGGCGAGTTTCGCGGCGCGCCATTGATATGCGCTCAATACTACACGAGCTGCATGCGGGTCCATTTCTCCATTTTCTACTCGCTCAGCCACGGACAGAATCTTCTCGTCCATTACCTCGGCCTGAAGTTCCCTCGCGCGCGCGCACCTGTACGCGAAATCCGGGTCGTCCCGCTGCCAGTTCATCACCGCATCAATGCTCGGCATACGCTTGTCACGGCAGACGGATCGCATTGACTCGCCTTCGCTGATGCGCTTGACGATCTCGTCCATAACTTCGGGGGTCTTGCGGCTGGCTGGCATGGTCTTTCCTCTGCTAAGTTAGCGCCCGTTTACGTTAGTGACCACTCAGGGACACAGGGACAGCCGGGACGCTGGTTTCCTATATTACCCTCGCGTAATCACGCACGCGCATTCTTACGCGCTTCTTACGTGTCACTTACGCTATTTCCTATCATTTCATGTTCTTCTATATAAGTGTCCCTGGTGTCCCTAATGACCCTTTTACGAGGGAAAAAACACAGGGACACCGCAGTGGCACTAGAGACGGTTTTTGCTCCCCCAGGGCTCTGGGGCAAGCAGCGCACGCGATCCGTTCGTCTTTCGGCTCATCCCCCCGTTGCGCTGCCGAATCAGATGAGCTGCGCGCGTGGCCTCTCCCTGCGAACAGGTGTCCCTGCCAAGTTCAATCAATATCTCTGTTGCCGACCTCCAGCGCCATGCGGCGGGCGGTTCGTTCCAGCGCAGGCCAGACATGATGAGTTCCTCAATTGGATCGATGACCTCGTAGGACTTGTTGTTCTCCTCGAGCGTCTGGTGTTCCTCGGCCTGCAGCACCCACGGCTCGCCGGCCCGGTACAGCGTCAGCACCTCGGCCCACAGCTGCTGCATGTTGATGCCGTGGTCATACTCGATTGACTTGCACTCAATGACCCAGAATCTGCGGTTTCCGGTTTGATCGTGGAGAAACTCTTTCGGGTTGACGCTGGCAAAAAATACCGTGCGTCTGGCGAATTCAGATTCCCGCCTCGCATATGCCCTGCGGAGAATATCTTTGTCCCGTGTCAGAAACGCCTTGAGCTGTGCAATATCTGATTTCCGAAACGTCGCGTCGAGTTCGCCGAGTTCCACGATCCAGTGACTGACGATCTGCTTTACGCTGTCGCGGTCGTCTGCCCGGAGCATCATCCCGTCCTGCAGCACATGGCGCAGTTCAGGCGGCACGAGGCGCTTGAACCATGCCGTCTTTCCCATGTACTGCGCGCCCTGAAACACCAGCACTCCGTGCGCCGAAACGCCCTCCGGGTTGAACGCAGCGGCTACGGCAGAGATCAACCAGCGGCGCAAAATAGTGTTTTTTAGGTTCTCGTCGCCTTCTGCGGCCACCGTATCGTAGAAATCCTGCAGCCTGCTCTGTCCGTCCCAGGGCTGGCTCGTGATCCAGTTCGCCACCGGGTTGTGCAGGTTCTGGTCGGCCATGTAGGTGACGTAATCGCCAACCTTGCCGGTCGGCATGCGCAGGCGCTCGCACCACGACATCAGCCACGCAAGCGAGGCGTTGGCGCGGTTGTCTAGCGAGAACGCTTGGTTCGGGATGAGAAGCTCCTCCTCCTTGCTGATCACGTTGTACCGAACGATCACGCCCAGCCTGCGGCAGATTTCTGTCAGGTTCTCGACCGTTCCCAGTGGACGGCCCCGGTACTCGTCTGGTAGCGGGTCGGTGATGCCTGTAATCTCGCCGGTTGAGGCGTCTATGATTTCGGTGCCGGGTTGCTGTGCCG